ACCACCAGACCCGCAGTGCCCGCCGTGACGGCAGCGGCATCGGCCAGTTGAACGGCGCCTTTAACAGTCGCGGTGGCGCCTGGCAGAGCTGCTGGGGCGACCAGATCGCCGGAGGTCTTGGGCGACAGCGTGGTGCCGGTGCGGTCCCACAGGTCCTCGGCCTGAAGCTCTGCCTTAGTGGCGTACTTCGCATCGTTGGCGATCGCCGCTGCAGCTGAGCCATCCGGTGACGCCGCAATCCACACCGTGCCATCCCAGATCTTGGTTACGCTCGGGCTAGCGCTCGTGTCAATCCAGATTTGACCGGCCGCAGGTGTTGCCGGGGCCGTCGCACCTGTTGCGGTTGCACCCGTCTGCACGATCCAGTTGGTGCCGTCGTACACCTTGATCACGCTGGGGCTGACGCTTGAATCAACCCAGACCGTGCCGCTAGTCGGTGTTGCCGGTGCCGTGCCGCTGCCTGCCTGCGCTGCCAATGCAGCTTTCAAACCAGCAGGTGTCACCGCCCTGGTGGCGTCGGTGCCGGTGGTGGTTTCAGTGGCCGTGGCCAGTTCAACCTTGCCGGCTTGGGTGTCGGTCGCTGCGGGAACCAGCGTGCCCACCGCAGTCCTGAGCTTCAGCGGAGTCACGATCCGCTGGTCATCGGTTCCGGCGTCGGTCTCCGCCTGAGTGGCCAGCTCTGCAATGCCCGCAACGGTCTCAGTGGCGGCGGTGCCACCAATGGCGCCTTTGCCCGCCAACTTCACGATTGCGCCAGAGCTGTCCTTGATGTAAGCGCTGGGGCTATCAACGTGAGCGTTGATCGCAACTTCCCCGATTTCGAGGTCTGCAGGAACTGGCGCTTTGTCCTTGACGACGCTGTTCTTCAGCTTGATGCGAACGGACATGGCTATGCAGCGAAAGGACGCCCATACCGGGCTCCCTTAACTCTAGGAAGCTCAAAAAACGCCGCCGTTGATATCGCCGTTTAACTTGCTGCCGTCAAGTTGGGTGATCAACCCGCCGTCCACACTGGTGGTGAGCTTGGTGCCGTCCAGACTGTCAATCAAGGCTCCCGACACCACGCCGGTGAGCTTGTTGCCGTTGACGCTATCCAGCAGCGCACCAGAGACTGTGCCGGTCAGTTTGCTGCCTTGCAGGGAGCTGTCGGCGTTCAGTACATCGACCCAGCGCAGCCCATCCCACTGCTGTAGGTGCTTGGTGGTCTCGTTGTAGATCAGGCGGCCGCTGTCCACTCCCGCCAACACGAGCAGGTCGCGCTCAACAGTGGACATGCCCATGGGCTGCACAAGCCCGGCTTTGGTGAGTGTCATTAGAACGAGCCCCCATCGAGAGTGTTGCTTGGCTGCCAGGAGCTAAGCGTGTTGTTCCATTTCAGGTACTCCTCAGCGGATGTACCTGGCGGTAGGGCGGCCCCACCACCGCCACCACCACCGCCACCGTCAACAGCTGCTTCCTGCAGGATCCAGTAGTCCGCTCCAGGAGGCGGCGGGGTTGAGAACGCAATCTGCGAGGAGCCAGCCACCGCAGTGAAATCAACGCCGGGGTTCTGGATGACGCCCCCGATGCTGACCATCAGGTTGTTTTCGCTGACGATCGGGCGGCCGGTGGTGAAGGTGCTGCGCGTCCCATCAAACGGCTCAACCAGGCTGATCTTCTGTCCGTGTGTGGTACGGCTTTTCCAAGTGGCGGATACGGCGTCATACACCAGCGAATCGCCACTTTGCGGCGTGGGGGCCGCTACATCAAGCAGGTCATCCAGCCTGAAGGTGGCCGCACCACCAGCGCTCGAAAGGGTGTCGACACGCTTCCAGCCTGTCGTTGCACCGAGGCACAGCACCCAGTCGCCGTTGTCGTAGGTCTCGGTGTTGTAAACACCAGGCGTGACGGCAACGAGGTAAACGCCAGTGAGCGCTTCTGTCGCGGGTGGGATTGGCGTGTTGATCGCCAGACCAGCGGATGTCCCGTAGGTGGTGACGTTGGTGATCTGGCCGGTAGCCGCGTTGAAGGTTCCGCAGAAGCGCAGGTTCTCCTGGCTCAGTCGGCCGAAACCTACGGGGATCCAGCTGTTGTTCGACCAGGTTCTCAGCTGCGCGTCGCTTTCCCGATACCAGAATTGACCGACGTAATCACCTCGGCCAGGATCTGTTTCCTGGATGATCGTGGTGGCGTAGTTCGCCAGCTTGGTGCGCTCGATGCTGTTGGCCGCAATGCGAGCCATATCCAGCGTGCCGCTGCTGAGCTTTGCTGCACTGACGCCTGCAATGTCGCCATCGTTAATTTGCGCTTGCCCGGCAGTGACATGCCCCGTGCTGTCGGTGGTCACCTTGACGTAGGTGCCTGCAGTCAGAGGGCTCACCAAGTGCGTCAGCTTGCCTGTGGCATCAACGCCAAGCGATGGGCCTGGTACAGATACGCCACCAAGCACGGTGCTGGTAGCGGGCTTGATGTTGAGCGCATCGCCGGTCACGGACACGCCAACACCGGGGGTCACAGCGCCCCGTGTTGTAGGGGTAGCGGCCGGCAGGTCTGCACCGACCAATGCCCTGAAGGTTGGAGCAGCGTCCGCTCCAGTCAGCGTTGGGCCAGCGAAGACGCGGTTGGCCACTTGGTGGTCCAGCGTGACGGACACCGTGGCGTCGGCCGTTCCGCTGACCGCAAAGCTCAGCGGGGTGTTGACCGGCTCGCTGAATTGGATCGTTTGCACGCCAGCGTGCTGCACCCAGCCGGCGGCCGCGCCGGTGTAGGTGTATGCCACGCCGGTGTTGGTGGCGAGTGCCTGTTGACCAACGAAGGCACCGGCTCCACCGGGGGCTGCAGCAGCAACAACGCACGCCGATTGACTCGCCAACTTGGCGGCAGTGACGCCGCCATCTGCCAGGGCGCGGGTGCTGACGGCTCCAGTGCCGAGCTTGGCCTCCACCACGGCACCGTTCGCAATGGTGGCGGGGAAGGTGCCTTTGCCAGAGCCGGTGACATCACCCGTCAGGACGATGAGCTGGTCGCCGGTGTTGGTGCCGCTGCTGGTGCCACTGAAGCTGCTGCCGTCCACCCAGCTGCCACTGCGCAGCGCCAAAGTGCCGAGACCAAGCGCTGTGCGCTGCCCCGCTGCGTCGGCTGCGGCCAATAGCGCACGACCGACAGCAGTGCAGGCGAGTTCCTGCGCAAACCCAGAGCCGCTGGCGCGGCCCAGCACAACATCACCTTGGCTGACTTGGATGTTGCTGGCGGATACGCCAGAGCTGAAATCAATCTTGGCTGCGGGGATCGAGCCCGCATCCATATTGATGACGACACCCTCCAACAGATCCTTGGCGGTGATCGCCTTCGTTTCCGACGCCGATAGGTCGGCAATCGGCAGCAAGTCAGTGGGGGAGACACCGGCCTCGGGCAGGCGTGTCAGCGCCGAGATCCTGGTGTCTGCCACAGCTTCCGGGGTGCTACAGGGCTCCCCTCAGGTTAGTCCGTAGGTTCAGTCAGCAAGAAGTCAATGTCCTGCTCACGCATGATCCGGTCGTAGTCCTCCTTGAGGATGTAGCCGGACGGTTCGCCAACACGTAGGTGGAACTCGCCGCTGGTTACAAAGTCGAGCGCCACAGTGACCACGCCGGTGGGATCGACCTCGATGCCGGTGCGGGTGGTAATCGCCGTGATCTCATAGAACACGGGCTTGCCGTCACCAGCATTGGCGAGTTGCAGGATCGCATCGAACTGACCGCCGAGTTCGGTGCGCAGGATGATCTGCGGCAGCAGAATGCTCAGCTCGTTGTCGGTGGCCGTGGTGTCGCCGCAGAGCCCCCGCTGCGCCTGGAAGTAGCAGTCGATCGTGCCGCTGCCCGTGATGTTGCCTGCGCTGAACTGCTCGGTGAACAGATCGCCCAGGCTGGTGGTATCGACCGCAGCTCTGTCGGTGTTGAAGGTGAAGCGGCGCACGCCGCCGAGACGGTGGTGGCCTGTATCACGCACATCCACGCGGATGGGAATTGGCGCACCCGTGAAGTCCACCACACGGCCGGCCTTGTTCTTGTCGTTGTTGATGGCGTCTTCAAAGGAGCGGAACATCCGCACGCCGCCCATCGCATTGATGTGGGCATAGACCATCGCGCTGTGGTGGATGCGGTTGTCGGCCCACCAGGACGGGTCGATGAATACCAGCCCACGCGGGTCGTCAGTGCTGATCTCCGTGCGGTCGGCCTGAATCAGGTTTTGCTCTGCCCCCTCGAAACCGAAGCGGTTGATCAGCGTGTTGATGTCCTCGGGCTTCACCACTGATTCCACCGTGATGCCGGTGCGGCGGCGCAGTTGGACGCAACCCTGATCGCCGGTAACAAACATCAGCCCAGTCCTCGCTTGAGATCACCCGTCACAGTGAAGTCCACATCACACGTAGACACCTCACCCGATTGCGATCCCAAGGTGACGCCGGTGAGGTAAGCATCCACCAGCAAGCGATCAGCGGTCGTGGTGCCGACGGCTAGCTCCAGCTCCACACGGTCACTTTCTCCCAACGCCCCAACACGCAGCGCACGATCAATCAACTGCGTGAAGCTGGTGTTGACCGTCTTATCCCTGAACTCCAGGCGGTAATAGAAGAGGCTGGCGCTGCCCGTTGCGCTCTTCATGCCCGGCCTGTAGGTGGGTGCAAACTGATCGACCTTGGTGGTGTCCAAGAGATCAACGCTGGCGGTCAGCGACCAGTTGCGCACCCGCGCCACGGGTTTGCCGAGGTAAATCAGGCTGCCGTGTCGTCCGCTGAAAAAGCCCATGGCAGCACCCTCAATCGCAGTTTACGCCGATCTCTTTGAAGAGCCCGTCGCTGAGATCCGCCACCAAGCTGGTGGCACTGGCGCCGTTGATCACACAGGGGTGCTCGACGCCACGCACCGTGATCACGGCTTCCTCGTCGAGTGACACCTCCGTGACGCGGAACACGCGACGTGAATCGCTGGAGTTGCCCAGCACGAACAGGCTGCCCTCGGATGCGTTCAGCCCTGCTGCCACGCCGTCTTGAATCGTGATGCTGGTGTGAGTCACGGGTTGGCTACCGGAGCTGTAGGTCATCACCGTGTAGGTGCCGTCGGCTATGCCAACCTCCAGCGGCAGATCGAGTACGCCGCCTTCACGCACGATGCCGGTGCGCACCGTGTCCCAGCGCTTCAGTCCGATGTCCACATAGATGTAGGCGCCGGGCTGCACGGGGCTGTCGGTTGGCACGGTCTTGAACTCGATCGTGCGGCCGATGTAGCGCCGCTGCTGGCACAGGAACCTGCCATACAGCTCCGCCTGGCGCTTCTGGCTCACCCAATCCGACAGGTCGAAGGTCTGCCAGATCGCGTCGTTGGTATCAGTGTCGCTGCGGCACAGCGTCACGCTCATGTTGCGGGGAAACACATCGTTGGCCTTGATCTCCCGGTAGACCACCGTGGCCACAAGATCCTTGGTGGTGTCCCCGTAGTCCAGGTACTCCTCGCGGTAGGAGTCTTCGAGGATGTTGCCCTCGTTGAATAGCGCTGAGATCGTCAGCTGGCGAGTCGCCACACCAGCCGCGTCGGTGGGCAGCGCGGGGATCAGTGTCTCCTTGCCGTTCATGCGGGCGAACTCCAGCAGGCTGAACGGGGCAACCTCCACCCAGAAGTCACGCCAGCCGCGCTGGTCCGCAATCACGCCATCCATGAACAGCTGGCAGCCCAGGCCGTTGTTCTTGCAGAAGCGCTTGGCCAGGGCCAGCCGCTCCCAGTCCACCGCGTTGGCATTGGCGAAGTTCTTGATGCCGTTGGTGGCGTCCATCACCGTGTCGGTGAAGATGTCTGGCGCGTAGCAGGCGCCGCCACCACTGGCGTAAGGCTGGCCGTTGCTGTCGTTCACCTTCCACGACGTCTTGCCCTCCACCACATAGGCGCTAATCGAGCGCAGGTCATCCACGCCCTGTGAGGCGTAGGTGTGGAACGCCATCAGGCTCATGTCCTTGTACTTCTGCGCGTCGAGGTTGCAGGTGGTCTGCTCGGTCACATTGACCAGTGATGCCTCGGGGCCGTTGTCGTAGCTGGCCTGCACCTGCGTGTCGGAGTGGACCGAGAACATGTCCCACTCGTTGGTGTACATCGGACCGCGCTCCTTGAGGTCCGGGAACTTGTTGGTGTCCAGATCAATGAGGCGGCCATAGAACTCGACGCTTCCTTGGCCAAAGTCAATGCGACGCACCGTTCCGCCGTTGTAGATGTAGGCGTAGCCGTTAAAGCCGAACTCCTTGACTTCGGCTGCGGGGTCGAGGATCGGCACAAAGCGGAACTCGCGCTTGCCCTTGCTACCGAGGAACATCAACGTGATGTAGTGGTCGGCGTCGTTGCCACGCTCCACCGCGAAGATCTTTGGAACTCGGGTCCAGTCAGGTGCGCCGAGATCCTTCACCAGCATCTGGAAGAACATGGTGCGGCGCTCTAGCCCGTTGTCGCTGAGCTTGTAGCCATCGGGTGCCTTGTGTTCGCCGTATTCCTTCTGGCGGCCGGAGATGCGGCGGAACAGGCGCACGCGGAAGTTGAAGCGGACATGGTTGCAGCTGGTGACGGTGCAGTAATCCGCCCGCGAGCGCTTCGCCAGACACTTCACATAGAAAGCATCGTCGAGGTCACGCACCAGCGTATGCCAGTTCTTGACGATGTACTGCAGCCACTGACGGGCCTTCTGCTTCTCAGCGATCAACTCACGCAGAGAGTCACGCACCCGCTTTGTGCCGACTTGATCGGTTGTCCAATCACCACGCAGGTTGTCAATCTTTTCGCGCAAACAGTTGATGCCGCAAGCAAAACGCTCGTTTGAGCATTGGTGCGGCAAGACAAATGCTGTTTCCGACTCACGAACAAGGGTCAGCAGATCGTCGCGTGCGTCGTCCAGCTTCTCCGCCACGATGTCTTGGATACGGGTGCGCAAATCGTCTTTTTGATCGCGCCACTCGCGGATTTGCCAGTTAGGCACCTTTGCTTGCCTGCGCTTCTGCGCGATGTACTTGCTGATGAAGTCCCTGCGGTCGTCACGCAGGTTCTCAATCTGGTTCTCAAGACGCTTCACTCTCTTAACAGCCCGACCACCTTCTTCGTTGTCCGCGTAAGACTCAATTTCTTCGCGCTTGTTAGCGATCTGCTGGCGGAGGGACACAGCAGTGGGCTGCTGCTTGGCCTCCTCCCTCCATACGTCGTCCATCTCTTCGCCGTTGGCGGCGGCGATGAGGTTGTTGAGGTTCTTGATCTGTGCGCGGAGGCTTTGCGCTTCTGGATCAGTAGCGATGATGTAAGCGCGGATGCACTTGCGCAGCTTTCCGGAGGTGAGCTGATCCCGCAGTCTGCGCAGTTTTCTCAGATCGCTTTGGTATTCCTTGCGGAGCAGGTCTGTTCGGATCTTGGGCTTGTCCGCCAAGAACGCCTCAAGGATCTTCTCGCTGTAGGCAATCGAGCCGCCCTTGGGGTAGGTGATCTCCGAGTTCTTGTCGAGATCGTTAATCCATGTCAGCTTCTGTTCACCGACAAAGCTGTAATCCTTATTGCTTTCAGTGGCACCACCAGCTCCGAACTTCTTGATATAGATGTCATCTTCAAACAGGCTGCTGGACTGTTTACGGTCTTTCTTCTGCCGACCGGACATGCCAATCCAGTAGACGTGCCGACTTGCCTTTTCTGGGTCCACCATGCCGGTGGACAGCACGTCGTTAACCGTCAGCTCAACAACGTTATCTTTGACGGGCGCTGACAGCACATCCAGCGCGTGCTCGTACTCTTCTTTCTGCGCCTTGTTGTAGTACCGGGCCTGCAGACGGTCGTATTTGGTGGTGGGGCCTGCGCCAGGCTCGGTACACTCAAACTCGGCGGCGATGCCCTTGGTGTTGAGGGAGTGGTCGTCGTCGATCCAGCGCAGCTTGAAGTTGGCTGCCCCCAGCTTGTAGATCGCACCGCGATCCAAGTTGTTGATGAGCTGTAGGCGCAGATCTTTGGCAGCTTCCTTCGCCACCGCCCAATCGTCTTGGTTCTGCTGGCGGTCAACCTGGCGGAACTTCAGCGTGAAGCGATCACCAATGCTGTACCAGCCCTGGAAGCCCTGCAGGATCTCGATGCCGATCTCTGCCTCGCGCACCTTGCCCTTGTCGTCGCGCTCCAACACCTCCACATTGATCGGGATCGGGGCGTAGAGCCCCAGATCCTTCATGGTGGTGGGTGTGTATGCCTGGCTGTAACCCTCCTGCGGATTACTGGCCAGAGCGCTGCACATGTGAGTAAGGCCGCCGCCTAGTTCCCTAGCGGGGTCGCGGTCGTCGCCCCACACCTTGTTGCTGTAGTACAGCGGGCCGCTTTGTTCGGTGTAGTAGATCCAGGTATTGGATGCGCTGAACTGCGACGCCGGCAGCTGACCGAACGCAGTCTTGCTGTAATCCACCTTCTTCACACCAGCCGCGCCCACCAACAGCAGCAGCTGCATGTATTGGCCGGTGCCGGTGCTCTCCACCGATGACCACAGCAGCGCTGTGTTCACACGCACCGCACCCAACGGGTTGATTGCCTGGTTGCAGTAGATCAGGTTGATGGGGTCGCCGTAGCGAGCCAGCTCCTGCGTGCCGTTGAAGCCAGAACGCGGGGCGTAGGTCTTATCTCGTAGCTGCCGCTGGTATTTCTTGTCTTGGTTGACTTCAGGCTTGGGTGCCAGCAGCGCTGACGCCACCTGGAAGATGACACCGACAACGGCGATGACGATGCTGACCGGATCGCCCCTCAGGGTTTCCAGGCGTTCTGCACCGCTCAGCGATAAATCACGCTGCGCCGACAGGAACAGCAAATACTCCTCTTCTGTTACCCCTAGCTGCTGACACAGGCCACGCTCATAGGGGAGGAGCTTCCTGTTCATGGCAGCGGTCGGTACAGCTTCAGGTTAGGTGGCACGGTTGGTGCCTGAACCACGCGCCCGCGGTTGCTGATGTAGACCAGCCCGCCGACATCGGACACCGTGGCAAATGCAGCGGCGATCGTGCCAGGCAGCATCGCCACATCACCCGGCTGGCAGTCACCAGCTGCGCGTGCATGTTGCAGCAGCCAACGGATCAACCTGATCGACGGCACGCCTTCCTTGGCGTATTGCCGGTAGACCCAATCGAAGTCGTCGGCGTAGTCCTTCAACCCCAGCCGCTGGTGGATCTCGCACATCAACTGGAAGCAGTCGGTCTTGCCACTGCCATCGCCAGGTCGATGGCCCCAGCCGTAGGTGAGGCCGATCAGGTCATTGCAGAGTGACATCGCTGTTCAGTGGCAGGATCCCGCTGTTCTCGGCGGTGATGATGCGACGCGGGAAGTTGCCGCCCACTGAATCCAATGCACTGCGGAATCGGCACTCGATGGTGGTCTCGCTGAAGCTGCTGCCTTGGCCCACATAGAACTCCGCCACCGGGTCGGACATGGGCTGGTCAGCAGCGTTTAGCCAGATGTTGCGCAGCGTCAGCTCGCTGTTGCGGTTGCCGTCACCACCTTCCAGCAGCGTCAACGCCAGCTCCACATTCGGGAACAGGATCGTCAGCGTCTCGTTGTCGCCGCCGAGGGTCATCAGTGACCCCGACACCTCGAAGGGCACGAACACATAGTCCGCTCCGAGATAGCGGTAGTTCTGCCCGACAAAGTAGTTCTGGGCGTTCAGCTGGGCGCCGTTGCGCATCTTCAGCTGGATCGCCTGGCAGATCTTGATGTTCACGGGTAGGCCACCTCGCCCACCAGATCCACGCTGACGGTGCTGACACCAGGGAACACCGAGGCCACCTTTGGCTCGCTGGAGTACGCCCACTGCACGTTGGTGGGTGCCTGGATGCGGGCCGCCATCGTGGCGTCCATGCCAGCGAAGATCGAGCCCGGCAGTGTAAACCGATAGAACGGGCCGCCCATTGCTTCGTAGTGGGCGACGATCTGATCGGCCTGGCTGTCGGGGATGTTGGTGAACTCCAGCGTCAGGCTGTGGCCAGCGCGGGTGTTGCTGAACGCTCGCTTCCAGATCGCACCGCTGAGGGTGCGGTAGTTGCGAACCGGGAGGCTGCCTGGGCTGAAAGCCCGAGACGAGGGGATCAAGGCGGGGAAGCTCATGGCTTAGATGCCAACGCTACGGCGAGTGGATGGGCTTTGGCGGAGTTTGTCGAGCGTGCGCTGGTGGCCGCGCTCCGCACCGCTCTTGGCGGCCTGTGCCATTGCGGCGTCCAGCTGTTCACGGTCCACCCACTCACGATCCATGAACTTCGTGGTCTGGAAGCTCATGTTGATGTTCATGCCGCCGCCGGATTCCTGGCCGGCGCTGTGGCCCGAGGCCATCATTGAACGCAGGTTCTGGTGGTTGGTGATGCCGCCGCTCTGACCGGGCACGAACAGCTCAGGGCCGCGTTCACCCACCAGCACTGGGCTGTTGACGGGCGTGGAGCCGCCGCTGGCGAAGATTCCGCCTGGGAAGAGCTTGGTGGTGCTCAGTGGGTTGAAGCCGGAACCAAATGCACCCCCGCCGAAACCAGCTCCGGCGACGCCGAACACCGCCCCGGCAATACCCGCGATGCTGCTGAAGAAGTTGGTGCCTGAGCTTGCAGCTCCGCCGGCGGACATCATCGTGGCGGCCTGGAGTTGTTGCTGCGCGGCGAGCAGCATCATCTGGGCTGCTTGGACTTGAGAGTTGCTCGGGGCCAGCATCCCGAACACCGCTTGGGTCAGCGCCTGCTCGATGGGGCGGAAGGCCATCTCGAGGAACTTGTCGCCCAGGCTGCCGAGCATGGAGGCGAAGGCCCCCTTGATGTCTCCGCCGGTGACGGCAGCCTTGAGGGCTTCGCGGAAGCCGCCGGCGATGCTGCTGCCGATTGAGGAGGCGTCGGACTCGGCCTGGGCCAGCTGGTCAAGAACGCTTTGGGCTCCGGCAAACTGGCCGGCCAGTCCTGCGTCGCCGGTGCGGCCCAGCACGCTGTCGTACTGGCCAGCGGCTCCGCCGGTGTAGCCGGCCCTGATGCCCTGGCCGGTGGTGGCCAGCTTGCGCTGCATGTTCTGCGCCTCGAGAGCAAGTTGCTGGGCCTGCTGCACCTTCAGCAACTCCTGCTCGAGCGCGATCTGGGTGCGGGTGTTTTCGAGCCGTTGCTCGACGCCGGTGTTGATCTGCTTGATCAGCTCGTCAGCTTCGGCCTGGGTGATCTTGCTTTCCTTGAGGGCGGTGTTGATCTCAAGCAGCGCGTTCTTCTGGGCGTTGACGATCTCGGCGATCTTGGCTTCACCCTCGAGCTGCTGCAGGCGGGTGGCCAGCTCGTTTTCACTGGCGGTGCCAATGGTGGTGACGGCGGCGAGTTTTGATTTCTCGAGGTCGAGCTGACGCTGGGCCTGGTCGACTTGGGACTGGCCACGCGCCAACTCTTGGACATCGAACGCAGCGGCCTCGAGCTTCAGGCGGTTGTGCTCCTTCTCCAGCTCAACGCTCTTTTTGTTGGCTTCAGCCAGTCGGCCCTGCGCTGCACTGAAGCCGGCGGTGTTGGCTCCCGGTGCTTGGAAGGTGGGTCTAGGGACACCACTGGCAGCGGAAGCGAGCTGGGCGCCGGTTCCCCCGATACCCAGGATCTGGCGCACCCGCCGAGACAGCGCTTGCTCCTGCCCCACCGGCACCTGGGCTGCGGGAACATCGAACGCCTGACCGCTGTAGTGGTACGAGCCGGAAGCATGGCGGCCAACGGGGTTGACCCCCTTGAGTTCGGTGGTCTTGATGCCGGCTTTGTTGAGCAGCTCGGCGGCGGCGCGTGCCTCTTGGGCGGTGCGGTAGGCGATGTGCTCGTGGTAGTTGTTGCCGCCGTGATCGGCGCGGTAGCCCGAGCTGCTGCGGTCGCCGGTGAGGTACTCGACCGGCTGGCCGATCTTGGTGGAGCCAGCCATGGCACCAGGGCCAGCCGCACCACCACCCCCAGGAGGAACGATCTGTAGGTCTTGGATCTGGCGGGCGACTTTGAGCTGGTAGTCCGCCACCGCCATCTTGTAGTCCTCGATGGAGCGCTCCAGCTGGACTTGGCGGTTGGCCTGCTCGTAGACGTAGTCGGAGGTGGCCTTGTTGATGTCGGCGAGCGTGACTTCGAGCTGGCGGCGTTTCTGCTCGATGTCGGCTTCGCCGGAGCGGCGAGCGCTGATGTAGGCCCGCACACCGTTGAGGAGTTCGGCGGTGAGGCCCTGGCTGCCAGAGAACTGCTTCCGAAGGGCCAGGTCGGTTTGCTCGATGTTGATCTGCGCGGCCTTGCGGGCGTTGTCGATCTCGAGCCGCTTGGCCTCTTGGGTCTTGGCGAAGATGTCGCTTTCCACCTTGCGGCGGTAGTCAGTGATCTCGCGCTGGATGTCGGCAGCGCGGCGCTGCAGTTGGAACGCCTCGCGGTAGGCCGATTTGATGTCGTCGGCCTGCTGGCGGGAGGCGTTGCGGGCAGTCTCCTGCGCCTTGGGGTCGATGGCGGTGGGGGCCAGCTGTTGGGGTTTGGCGATTCCCTTGTAGCGATCGAGGATCTTGCGCTCTTCCTCGATGGCCTTGGGGGAGGTGCCGTAGAGCTGGTTGTTGCGCAGCATCTCCCGCTGGAGCGCTTGCTGCTGGCCGGGGGTCAGGCCGCCGAGGATGTCTTTGATCTCGCTGCCGGAGCGGCCGGCCTCGCCGAAGATCCGCACCACGCTGGTGATCCACTCCAGCAGTTGCGCCAGTGGGCCGGCGATGGCGGCCTGCATCTGCAGGTTCAGCTCGGCCCATGCCTTGGAGAGCTTGTCGCTGGTGGCGCCAAGGCGGTTGAGATCGTTGACGCCGCTGACGCCAACCTTCTTGACCAGCTCGCTCTGGATCACCGCCACCGCTTCGGTGATGCGGCCGACCTCGATCAGCTTGCTGACGTAATACTCCTGGGCCTTGCCGGCCAGCAGACCTTTCTCTTTGATCTGCTCGAAGTTGGTGATCGGATCGCGCAGCGCAGCTCCCGTCTCCTGGGCGGCCGCGGCGAACTGATCCAGCATCTGGCCGATGGCGCTGGTGAACACCGAGAAGATCGGATTGGCGGTGTTCAGGCCGCCCAGCGCACCACCGACCACCGAGCCGGCACCGCCGCCAAACAGCAGCGGGAACGCACCACCGATGGCGAGGCCCTCGAGCTGCTTGCTGGCGGTGGCGCGGCGTGTCTCAAGTGCCTTACGGGCATCGGCTGCTTGCTTGTCGGCGGCCTTCTGCTTGGCGATCCGATCCTTGAGGCGGGCGTCCCACTGCTTCTGCTCCAGCCGGTCGGCGGCCAGGCGGGCTTTTGTGACGGCCTCAATCTTGTCGACTTCGGCGACCAGCTCCTGCTGGATCACGTCCATTTCGTAATCGGCCAGGCGTTTGGCGGCAGCCATTTCCGCGGCGGAAATCTGCTCCCGCGCAGCGGCGGCACGCTTCACCTGATTGACGACCGAACCCTCGACGGCGGTGGGGCTTGCAGCAGGGCCAGCGCCGTTGGGGTAGGCCACGCCGGAGATGGCGCGGCGTTTCACACCACCAGCGTCAAACGCCAGGGGAGACGCCGAACCCGTTAGACGCTTGCGAGCTGCATCGCTTTGGGCCTGCTCGAACTGGCGGATGGCGTCTGTAGCCTTCTTGATCTCTTCGGCGAAAGCGGCGCGGCCCTCGGCCTGGAACGAGTTCCACGCTTTGTTGGCCTCCCACAGTTCGTCGGCCAAGCGCTGGGCTTCGTCGGCTGCTTCTTTCGCAGCCTTCTGCGCGTTGCGACCGGAGGTGAGGAAGGCTTGGCGGCGGGCGACTTCTGCGTTGCGGACGTCTTGGGGCTGCAGACCTTTGGCGGCGCGGATTAGATCCAGCTGCGCCTTCTCCTCTGCGGTGATCTTCTCTTCGGCGCGGGCAATCGTATTGGCTGCGCGTGCAGCTTCAACGGTGTTTGAGTTGTTGTCGTTGAGACGGGCAACACCACGCTTGCGCAGGTCGCTGAATTGGTTGAGGGTGCCGCCCTCACGGTTCACCAAGCTCAGAGCCTGCAGAAGTGCCTGAACTTGATCGGTCATGCCCTTGAGGGCTTCCGTCGCGTTCTCGCCGATGGACTTGACCTCTCGGCCAAGGACGTCGTGCATCGTTGCGCCGAGCAGCGCAATCGCCCCCGCGGCGGCGGTGGCACTGGGGCCAAACGCCGTGAGGGTGTCCATCAGTGCCTGAACCGGGGCGCTGAAGCCGTGCATCTTCGCGCTGAGCGCGTCGATCTGCCCGCCAAAGCTCTGGAACTGCCCCGCTGTTGCATGAAGCAGCTGCTTCAGTCCACCGAGACCGAAGCCACTACGGATTGACCCCGATGCACCATCGAGTGCCGCAGCCGCTGCTGCGGCTTTTGCCGCAACACTGCCCAGCGCCGTCGACACACCTCCGATCGTCTTGCCGGAGACCGCGAGAACTCCGACGCCTTCTGTCAGTCGAGTGACTTGGCCGACGGCGGTGCGTGCCTCTCGGCCAAGGGTGGCCAGCCGGTTGGTGAGTTTTCCGACGACACGCTCTGCCTGCACTGTGGCAGGCGCCATCTTGACGTCGATGACTGTCTGTTGGATGCGGTTGAGCTTCGACACCAGTTGGTCGATGCCCCGCTCCGCCTTGGAGATGTCAGCTACGACCCTGATTACAGCGTCGGAAAGAGCCAAGACATCACCAAACCGCGTTGCCTCAGTGTAGGAGCGCAGTAAAAAGCGGGCCTAACGGCGGGCCCGCTTCATCGCTTTCTCCTGCTCGTCGTTGAGGTAGCCGAAGTAGGCGCTCCACCCGAGCATCTCTTCTGGTGTGATCTCACTCCAGAGGCGGGTGACGGTCATGCCCAACTCCTTCGCCACTGCGAAGGACAGGAGCATCCAGTTGTCCTTACTTAGCTCCGCCTGCAGCGCTTTTGGGCTCTAGGGGTGCCTCGTCGTCAGGGGCGCTGAGGACGGCCAGCATGAGCTGCTGCAGGTCGGCGTCACGCACTTCGTTCTTCAGCTCCACCATGTCGGCGGGGATGAACAGCTTCTGGCCGTTCTCGTCGAGAGCCTTGTCCACCAGCAGCTGCAGCGCAAAGGCGTTGGCGTCGTCGGACTTGGCGTTGCGCTGGGCGCGGTCACGCTCCGCCATGGTCAGCGGCCTCGACCAGAAGGTGAAGGTGGTGCCATCAGACAGCTCCACGTCCTTGCGGCTCGGCACCAGGTTGGCGGCGTTCTTCAGGCGGTCGATGGCGCGGATGGCAGATGCCATGCAGTTGCAAGTAACTACTCAGTTAAGTATAGGTCTTGACGCCATTAAAAAGCCCCCGCCGAAGCGAGGGCCACATTCCACAGAACCGAAACCAGTCTGACTCAGACGAGGCTGAGGTTGAACAGGTGGGTCGGGGGGCCCGACAGGTTGAAGTTGATCGAGGCCACCAGAGCGTCGCTGGTGTTCACCGAGATGGAGAAACCAGCCAGGGACACCGGAGCCTCGATG